GGGTGGAATTCACGAAGCCGTATACGCGTCCCTCAAGGGCAGACAGTCCTGCGATCGCTTGGCGGCTATCGACTGATACGATAAGTCTGCCGTCATCACCGCTTGGTACCAGGTCGTTGGCCATCGTCTTTGCTCCTGTTTCCGGCCTGGTTCTTCTTCTGCTCTTGCTGCTTGGCCTTGGTCGTCAGATACGCCTCATCCATTCTGAGAACATACTGGATCAAGGACATTTTATCACTGGTACCGAACAACTCTATGTAAGCCAGAATTTCCGTAAGCTGGATCGGATTCGGTCCCATTCCGTACTGACGAGAAGAACTGAGAACGTTGAACGCTTTCAGGTACTCTCCCATCCATCCGTAACACGGAGGCCGATTCTTCAAGGCCAAGGGATCCATTCCAGAATCCCTCAGGTCCTCCAGGTATTCGAGTCGCTCACCCCACTCGATACCCCAACTTACGAACTGGCTGAGGAGTTTCCCTCGTGTTCCGCCTCTTCCTCGCGGAAGTTCTGGAGGTCCGTGGAAAACTCCATCACGAAATTGCGCAGTTCCGGATCGTTCTGCAACCAGCGAACAGAGGCCTCCTTGGTGTAAGGAGTTTCGACGCCATCCCAGTCCAGCAGGACGGTTTCACCGAGGGCCCGCGTCAGCAATCGCTTACGATCTGCAGGATCCATTTCGTTTCGCTCGATCTTCCGTCGGAACGGCTTTTCGAGGGCCTGCATGCGACGCTGGAACTTGTCGCTCTCGGCGTGGGCGATGAGGAACTTCGCACCACGGTATTCCGTCCACGACCCCTCTTCCAACTTGGGGTTCGGTGCCTCGGGGATCTTCAACATTTCACACCTCGGTTGATTTTACGGAGCAGGAGTCTTGATGATCTGGATCATGCTGTCACTGACGGAGTCGTACAGGGCCCGCCACTTGCCCTTGACCGCGAGGTCCTGGTCCAGACCGCCGGCCAAGATTTCACCGTCCTCGTACTTGATGCGAGGATAGACGAAGGTGTACTTGTCGCCGATGTCGCTGGTCAGGTCGAATTGGAGCTTGAAGTCGTCTGCGGCCAGGAACGCGTTGTACTCGTCGGCGTTCTCGAAGTAGAACTCGTTGTCGCCGGTGATGTCCAGTTTTCCCAGAGCAATGCCGGCCAGTCCCAGCGAACCAATGACCTCTTGACCGCGCAGGGAATTGCTCAGCGTCATGTTGAAGGCCCTGATTCCGACGGCCATCGGCACGCCGTCCTTTTCGACCCCGCCGACGTTGGCGGCCGCCGTGAAGGGGACCAGTCCGTCGCCAGGGCTGGCAAAGGTTGCGCCCGCGATCTGCGTCGGTCCCATCGTGGCAGTCAGTCCCATGAAGCTGAAGGAGCCCTTCACGATCTGGCCGACGGTGCACTCCATGGCCATGCCACCAACTCGGCAGCCGACCATGTTCTGGAACTGCGGAATGGCCAGGTCCTGGAAGTGCTTCTGGATGGTCCAGGACAGAAGGCTGACGCCGTTCTTCAGCGTCCAGGTGCCGTCCAGGTTGTCGACCCAGGCGCCGCAGAGCGCGCCCTGCAGGAATTCGTCGTACGAATCGTACGAGAATTCGACGTTGATGTCACCCGAGACGTCGCCGCCCACCTGCAAGAGATCGGCGGTCATTCGGTCGGATCGGATCTCGTCCGACGTCACGTTTCGGATGTTGCGCTTCAGGCTTTCGCCGGTGTAGCGGATGTTGGAGAGAACGGGCGTGGCGGGGGTCGTACCGAAGACCGTTTCCCGAACGACTCGGATGGCGGTACGATTGGAGGTGCCGGATTGGAGAGCCATGTCAGAATCCTCTGTGGAAATCGGTGGAAACGTTGAGCTGGTACCACTCAGGACTTGAAGGCCCTCTGCGGATCTGCGGCACTTGGAACCGGAGATTCGCTATGAGTGCGTTCCTGAACATCGCGTCGACCAGATCTGCCAATTCCCGAGCTCGACCTGTGCCGATGTTCGGTCGTACGAAGATCTGAACCACAACCAGTCCGTAATGCCTGAACGCAGGGTCATCGCCCATCGTAACCTGTTTAGAGTTACCGTTCAGAACCGTCAATCGCACCCACTCATTTTCCTCAAGTGACAATCCATTTTCGTAAACCGCCGGGGTCGCTGTCCATGCGATTTGGAAGAAGCTTTCTACGTCAAGTTGTTCCTGCAAGTAGCTCATCGCATCCCCGTCAATGTTTCACCGATCACTCCGTGTGGTGCCTGAGTGGAGGTTCCACTCTCCAACTTCTGAGCGTAAGGTTGACCGTTCGTGATGAAGAACACAGGGAACAGAGTGCTGGCCTTTACATTGAACTTCGGAGCTGGCAAAATTGACAGCGTACTTCCGTCTAACACGTACTTGAAAATCGGAGAGCCTTCTGAAACGTTCCAAGCCGCTCGAAAGTTACCGGTCCGTACCGGCGATCGATCGATGAATTCATCGATCAACTTCTGAGTGATTCGCTCTGCCTTCTGCTTCACGTTCTCGCCGATTCGAGAACGAAACCGATCAAGGCGGAGATCCCATCGCGCCCGGATCATTTTCGTATGACCAGCGTCACAACAGGTTGGAAGTTACCGATCTTTGCCACATTGACTCGCTTGATGTTGTACTGCACGCTCTCCATGATGAACGCATCGTTCACCGTAAATGAGCCTATCTGGTTGTCCGGATTGAATACCACGATCTTGACATCAGAGAGCTGGTAGTCTGCGTCCTGCATCTCCTCCAATGTGAATCTATCAGGAGCGTACGACACTGGGAAATTGTTGTACGATGGGGTGTACACTCCGGCGATGTAGGATCGGCCCGTAAACGATCTATACGTTCCATCGCGCACCATGTCCCCTAACTTCGCCTTTGCGACTTTGATGGCGGAGTTGATGGCGCCTGACAGGCTCATACGCGCTCCAGAGGTACACACCTGACAGAACTGGCGGATGCCAGGTTGGTGGAACCGATGTGGCGTACGATCGCTTCGATCGATTTCGGAATACCTGAATCCACAGATCGTTCCGTGAACTGAACGTCAATGGATCCCACTTTCACCCGATCGATGGACTGATCCTCGAAGGAGAGATCGCCATTGACCAACATGTGATACGCAAGTTCGTAGGTTGCGAACTTGACCGGCATTGGAATGATCGTGGAGCTGTACTCACAACCTGTTTTGTCGTAAGCACCTGTCCTCGGCCACTCCAGGGCTTGATCCTGGCTGACCCTCATTCCGTCCCAATCTAGGTACAGATCGAGATAGCGTGTAGCGCTGATCAGAAGAGCCTCTTGATCGGCGCTACTCGCCCAAGCAGACCGACCGAACGACGCCTCGAAATAAGCGGTAGCTTCGGCCACGGTGACGTAGCTGTTCGAAGCGGTACCACCTACCGAGGCGTCGAAGGCCATGTCAGGCTCCGCTTACTTGGTTTCGCTGGACGACAGGGAAGGATCCGGATCGCCGTCGTCATCGTCGTCCTCGGACTGTGCCGGCTGGACGTCTTCCACCGTGCAAGAGTAGAAGTTGATGAACTTGGGGAACATGCGGGCGGCGTCTTCGTCCGACAGGTGGAGTTCACCGTCGGTGAAGATCTGGCCGCCGACGAGCTCCTGTCCTTCCTTCTTGTACGCCTTTTCAGGCAGAACGATCTTTTTGGCCATGATGCACCTGTGAGATGTAGGGTTTCGGACTCGACTACAGTGAGGCCCTCCGTGTGGAGGGCCTCACTGAGGTCAAGGGCTATCAAGCAGGCGGGAGCAGACCGGCCAAGCAGGCCAGGCCCAACTGCGAGAAGTTCGCGAAGCCGCAGTACATCTTCACGCGGGTGATGTTCTCGTCGGCGTCTTCCTTCGGACCGACACGTTCGATGCGGAGGCCGGCCGCGCCCTTGGCCGTCAGACCGGCGACGCCGATCTTGTTCGAACCATCGTCGAAGGTGCCAGCGAAGATGCTGGTGCAGACGGCGCCGGAGGTGCCGCGGACCTGGTTGGTCGGAATGAAGTCGTTCACGAACCACGGTACGCCGCGGTAGACCGGCACCTGGCGGCCCGAAGGCAGGGTGATGGTCTCGTTGATGCCGGCACCGCCCAGAGCACGGAGCAGCGAGAAGTACTTGCGGCGCATGCTGAAGGTGGACATGATGTAGTCGACCTCGCCGTCCTTGTCCTTGACCAGGTCCAGCAGTTGGTCGAGCAGCTCGAAGGTGAGCTGGCCGCCATCGGCGCCGGCGTAGATGATCTGGGACGCGGCGACCAGGGTGGTCATGCCGGAGAAGCTGTCGCCGGTGCCGTCGCCGTTGATCATGGTCGACTGGTACTGGCGAGCGATCGACTTCACCTTCGAGGCGACCTGCACGGCCGTCTGGTCGGTGTAATCGGAGCGAGTGGCCTGGATCAGGCCGTTGACTTCCGCGTCGCCCAGCAGCGTGGTGAGTTCGGAAGTGACCTTGGTGAAGGTCGCGGGATTCTTCGCCGTGATGGTGCCGCCGACGCCGAGGAACTGGACATCGCCCAGTGCGTTCTCGCGGTTGTAGGCGATGGCGTTGCCTTCGATCTCGGTGAAGGGCAGGCGCTCGTAGAGGGGATTGACTTCGACGATGGTCTCGATGAGACCGGCGACGAGCTGGTCCTGCGTGAGCTTGGCGGATTCCGCCAGGGTGACGGTGGGCATTGCAGTTCTCCGGAAGGAAGTGGCGGATGGTTTCGTCATCTCCGCCGGAGAGACGAGGTACAAATCTGGACCGTCCCCGAAGGTCCAAATGTTTACCTCGTGAACATATAGTACCACAGTGGGATCCAAAAGTAAACAAGGGCTTTCGCCCTTGTTTACGGATCCTAAATTAGGATCTATCGTATCACGAGAGAATGGCGCTGGAGCCGTTGGAGAGTCCGGCCGCGATCTTGCCAGAGGCCGAAAGCTTCGAACCATCGGCCCCCACGCCCGAACCGATCGTCCTGGAACCGGAACCCTGGGAGGGCTGGAAGAGATGCGGGGCCGATTCCTTCAGCGTCGAGATCCAGTCGCCGATGCCGAGGGAATGTTGGCCATCACGCCCGTACACCAAGTTGCCCTTGGCGTCCTTGGCCACCGGCTGGCCGTTCTCCACCGAGAACACCGTCTTTGCCCGGAGCAGGACGTCGTCCACCGCCGTCGGCGCGATGCCGATCTTGATTGCATGGGCGCGGACCTCGTTGTCGATCAACAAGGTCTCGAGCTGACGGTTGGCAGTGGCGTACTTCGTATTCAAGCCCTGGATCTGGCCTTCGTACTCCTGCTTCATGGTAGCGACGCGCTGCGCCACCACTCCGTCGATGTCACCCGCGTCGATGAGCTTCTTCTCATCGATCTTGCGCTGGTTCTCCAGGAGCTCGGAGATCTTGGCCGGATCGACGCCCTTGAAGGCTTCGAGTTGCTGCTGCAGGCTGATGTTGTTGGTGCGGAACTCGTCCAGCCGAGTCCGATCCACCGCGCCTTCGACTTGCAGGTAGTAGGCGCCGTCCGCACCTTGCGAGTAGAACGATCGCTGTGCTTCGGGGATGTCTTCGAGTTTTGCGTACTTGAACTTGAACATGATTGGCCTTTACTGTGCAGGAGTGGATGAAGTGGTGGAGGCTGGCTTTGCAGGTTGCGGAGGAGGCGGGTCTGGGATCGTCCCTTGCGGGGTGCCCGGAGGAGGGAGTGCGTCCCCGTTCTTGAGAGCGTGCAAGAGCATCTCCTTGCTGACGCCGCCAGACAGGTAGGCTTCCACCCAAGCTTTGAGTTCTGCCGCCGTGATCTTGGAACTGAGGAAATCCTTGTACAGGGAAATGTTTACGCTGTTGTCTCCGAGACCCTCCATTGATGCGATTTGGTTGTACACGGCGTTGAGAAGCGCTTCCGCGGCTCTCACGATCGATCGAAGGGAGGCCGTCTCCGACATGTAGCGCAACCGGACGGTCTCCGCGGCCTCCGAACCTCGACTCGAATTATCGATGAGTCGAGCGGACATCGAGGCCAGCTGAGACTGCTTCTCCTCCATCGCTTTCTCGAGGCTGCCGAGTCCTTGGCCTGTGAATTCCAGGAAGCCGACTTTCGCCTGGTGATTTGGGATGATCCAGGCGGTGAGTGAGCCGATGTGAAGCTTGACGTCGCCGTCGGCCCCGGTCACGTAAGGGGTCGGGAGACCTGTGAAGTGGCGCCCGTGTTCCAGGTCAGCGGACGTCCTGTAATGGGAAAAATTGATGTCCACGATGTCCAGCATCGGAGGCCGTTCGGGCTCGATGCTCAGGCCGCTTGGGTTGACGCAGAAGAACGGGATCGAATCCATCACTTTGCCGGTGTTGGTGATGGTGGTGGAAGTGCCTGGCGCAAACGCATTGTTGCCATTGTCTTCGTGTACAGTGATCTGGAGCCTGCCATCGACCAATTCCAGTTCACGATAGCGGGTCTTCTTGACGCGAACGTACTTGTCGGAACTATCGTTTTCGTAGTAGAACTCACGAAGCACCACGAAAACCGTGTTACCCTCCTCGTCTACGGACCAGTTGAAGATGTCCTCGGTGGCGTACGTTGTGATGTACGGCATGCCGCCGGCCGCGGGCCGATCCACGAACACCCCGAAGCGAGCCATCAGGAGGAGTTCCGAGACCGTGCTCGAGAAGAGCTCGTAGAACTGGGTACCAGATCGATCCTCGAAGTAAGGCTTGAGCTTATCCGGGTACACCATCTCAGGTGGCTTGTCCATGGCCATGCCGACCAACGCCCCGACGCTCTTGGACGTAGTGGAGTAGAACAGAGCACGACCCTTGTAGGCGCTGTATTCCTCGTCCGTCTGACCTTTCAGTCTGGGTAGGTACCGAACGCCGGCCTCTTTCACGGCTCGCTGGCCTTCGAAAGCGGTACGACAGTCCGTCCAGTCGTCCTCTCGACACAGGTAGGTGGGATGTTTGGTGTCGATGGGCATGTTAGGCTCCGGAAACTTCAGCGGTTCGGATTGTGGAAGCGGCGGCCAGGAGTCTGTATCTGATGACGTCCCAGATGTGGTCTTCGCCGGATGTATCGATGTCTTCTGTGTTCTTCGGATCGTTCTGCAGGTTTGGTACGGTTCGGATCGTGTGAAGACAATTGCTGAACACGAAAAACCCAGGGCGCTCCATCGGCCGCTCTATGGCCGCTTGTAGCCTGCCACGGAAGAGCTGAAGGCCTTCGACTCGAGATCCAGGTCGCTTGTTGCTCTTCGTGTACAGGATGTCAGACACGCCCATGTCGTCCGAGACGGTCCTGTGACCAGGCTCCGCGCTGAAGATCGCGTTATCAGCAGGACCGGGTTTGATCCTATCGTGAAGGCCGATCTCTTTCTCGTACGCCAGGATCTCTCGTCCCTGCTGGAGCGCAGTCTTTTTGACGCCCTCCATTCGCTTATTAGCGAAATATAGTTCCCCAACCACGAAGATCGATCCAGGCGGAACCCAACACGTACGACCCAAATGATCCGTGAACTCTGAACCGTCTGACTCTGCGAACACTATATGGGCTGCAGGTTTGCTCGAACCGTAATCATACCCTCTATCGATCTTCCAGGAGCTCGGAATCGGAAACGGTGCGATGACGTGGTACTTCCTGCGCCACAGATCCGCCACACCACCTGCGCTCACGATCTCCCAATCTCCGTTCAGCATCGCTTCCACAGTGGCCGTATCACCTAGGCCCTTCAGTCGAGCCGGATAGTCCGGATCAGAAGCCAAGAGGACCTTGTTGTCTGTGACCTTCGCAGGCACGTACTCTCTGAGCATCGCACCTTCGTCCTCCGGCGCTACGAACACATGCCCCGCGCCGATGTCTACGAAGTTGCTCTTGAAGTAATGGTGACCGACGCCTCCGGGGTTCGCCGTGTACAAGATGCGTGGAAACATGTGTTTCCACTTTGGTGGAACGATCAAAGAGCCCAATCGTACACGACTTCTGATGAATCGGATCATCGGGGCCGAAAAATGAGTGGCCTCATCGATCAGAAGACAGCCGATCTGGGCTCCCTGGTGCGTGTAGATGTCCGATTCGTATTGGGCGTGCGCCAACTGGATCCGAGAACCGTTGTAGAACTGAAACGAGTAATCGGTCTTAGAGAAAACGCAGTCTCCGGCGTCGATCAATCCCTTGAGCATCTCAAGGTAGCCGCCAGGAGTGTGCACATGGTTCGCCAGAACCTCCTTGAACGTCCTCCGGAACAGGTAAGTGATCAGTCCGGGAACCTCGAGGCTGTACACGATGCTTGCAACGCGAATCAGGTACGACTTACCGCCGCCCGCAGCTCCTCCGTATAGGATCTCTTTGGCCGGAGTCACAAGGGCTCGCTGTTGGGGCTCGTAGAGCTTAAACTCAGTGCCCATGGAGCGATGCTCTCAGTCTAGCTACGAAATCTGTCTTCAGTTCGCGCTCTGTGATGATCGTGTACCGTCCCTTGAAGTGCTTCAGCGCTGCTGCGTACTTTTCCTTGACGTTTCCGTGGTTTTCCCGGAACGCCCAAACGCCCTTTATCTCCACCGTGTAGTCGTATTCAGGCCAATAAAAGTCCGGCTTGTACGAATGCCACTTCCCAGAAGCGTCCTGATAGGCCACAGAGGCCGGACTCCGGACTGTTCTGACGCCGAGCATGTAACACTGTTCAAGGAAGCGTTTCTCGAAACCGCTCTCGAACCCAACTCCTCTGAAACTCCCCTTCATGGACCAAAATTTGCTACGCGCTCTTGCCATCACAGCCCCAATGATGTGAAAAACGCTTGCACTGCGTCGGTGTAGGTGCCTGGTACGCCCAGCAGATCGTTCACTTCGCCGTGCAGCAGCGGAGTCTCGTACCAGTCCGCACGCCCACCAAAGGATTCGACCTTCGCCTTGAAAGCGGCGCCGTTGATCGAGTCGGCCTCGCCGCCGCCCTCTGTGGAGACCACTAGCATGAGCGGTGCCGGCTTGGAAGTCATCACCAGAGTCGGCGAGCCAGCCGCCCACACCTCTGGATCTGATCCCCACGGCTCATCGTACAGCGGTAGATGCGTGTCGGACATGATCTCCACGGCATCGTATGCCGCTGTATCCAGTAACACAGTACCCAACCACGTCCCTACTCCGGCCTCAGAACGAATCGTGTTACTCGAAGCCACGAGTGCCGCCAGGTGCGCGCCAGCTGAGTGTCCGATCAGTATGAGCTTGGACGGATCACAGCGCCAGCCGCGTGCACGGGCTTGCACGTAGGCCAACGCCTTTGCCACAGATCGGGCTTGGTCGATCGGTGAGGTGCCGACCGCAAGATTATAGTTGACCGATACCAGCGTAAAGCCCTGTGGCAACCAGTTCTGGGACTTGTTCTTGATCACGTTCGAAAGCAGTTTGTCGCCGTTGCGCCATCCACCGCCGTGTACCATGAAGATGATCGGACCTTGTGCGTGCCCACTGGAGTGGTAAACGTCCAGTTTCTCGCTAGCACCCGCCCCGTAGGACAGATTGAATTCGTCCTCCACGCCTGCACGCTGCCGCGCCCAAAGCGTAACATCCGCGGTTTCCTGCGTGGTTAGCGCGCGGTCGATCAGGATCAGCCCTGCATGATCGGTAGTGGTGTTGACAGTGCCGGCGGCGATGGTCAGTCCGGTCTGGATCACCGCTCCTACGCCAGGTGAAGCGCGCACTAGCGTGCAGTTGTTGCCCATCGCAGGGAACGTGCCCGCCATCGAATCATCGACTCCATCGAAATCCAGTGCGCGCCGGTACGATGCCAGTAGAAACACCAGCTTAGGGCGCAGTGTCGCTGAGACCCTCAAAGAGTTGATAGCATTCGGAGATAGATCGTTGATCCGTGCGACCACTGCGTTCTCAGCCATCGCAAGCAACGTACCGGCTGCGTCGGTGAACACCGTGGATCGGTTCGCAGGCGCGTACAGCGCCCCTTTTTCTCCGTTGGCGAACAGGCTGACAGGGTTGAATGTGTTGACGTTCAACGGGGGCCACAGCTGGCGCCGAAATCCCTCAGGGATCGCCTGCGAACTGGCGACGCCCGAGGCTCTCCTGGTGGCCGAACCGAGGCCGCTCACCCTCAGCGCTCCTCGGTTACCGTGACGTTCTCCTGGGTCGGAGGCACGAGGACGGCGTATGTGCCAGGAGCCGTGAGAACGACCTCCCACCTGGACTCTGTGAGGATGGCCGGGATGTCCTTGGAGTCCGGCATCTGCCGGTAGCCGGTCCCGACCTTCCTCAGGACGCGGGCCTGGAAGTTCTCCGGGAGGGCCGAGAGGTCGGAGGCCCAGACGTACACCGTGACCGATTCTCCTTGGCCGACCTGGATGTCAGCCGACCTGCCGCCCGCCATGCTTGACGCGTACTTGTTGGTGACCACAGGTGCTGCCATGTCTTCTCTCCCCAGAGGTTGTAGGTCACCAGCCGCCCGTGCTTCGGTCCACCACGGCAGGATCCACGTCGATGACCGCCCCTCCCGGGAGCTCCCTTGATGTCTCAGCACCCAGCATGCGTACCGCCTCGCCCTCGAGGATCGGCCCGGAGCCCATCGGCTCGAACAGGCTGACACTGACTCGGTGGCGACCGTTGATCTCTCCCTTGACCTCAAGGGACTTCAGTTCCGGCTCAACGTACTTCGCGATCGTCTTGTGACACTCCAGCTGGACCTTCAGATCGGCCCCGTCATGGTGGGCGATGCGCGCGATGGATATGAGCGGGTGGTAGCTCGGGAACTCCTTCTGGATCATCCCGAGGAGAACGTCGCGGCGAGAGGCTTCGGGAGCTAGCTCCTGTGACATCTTGTGAGGTTCCCGGAAGGGGCGTAGGTCCAATGTACCACGTGGCAGCTCTCCGGGATACAGCTCAAATAAGGGGCCCTGGATCAAAGGTTAAGTCAGCGTTCACTCTGTGATCATCCTGGATTAACACCTGGAACCTGGAACCTGGAACCTAGAGCTAAGCCCCCTCGCACCTCGCCCGTTGCAGTGTAGGCGTTCGTCTGTCGCGAATTGCCGGGAACTGAAAAATTCCCCGGAAACTGCGCCCTCGCCCCTGTGGTCTCATGGGCCCCTGATACTCGTGAGAATGACAATCATTATCGTTCTCATCGTATCGTGAGATTGATAATCGTTATCATTCTCATCGTACATCGAGAATAAGAATCATTATCATTCTCATCGTACACTGAGATCGATAATCGTTATCATTCTCATCGTACATCGAGATTGATAATCGTTATCGTTCTCATTACGCAATGAGATTGAGAATGATTGTCATTTCACACCACTGCTATACTGCGGTACTGCACCGCCGCACTACGCCACTATGCCACTTCGCTAAACGATAATGATTATCATTCTCATATATCGATTTTAACCTTTTCTTAACAATTCGCGAACATAAACGAAAGTTAAACGTTAAACGCGAATTAACATAATCTTCACATCATCTTAACATCGTATATGGTATACGCAACGTGCGAAGTGTTAAGATTCTTTAACATTTGCGTTCACGAACATAACGAAAATAATTTCGATTTTTAACACTTTCTTAACACATCTCACATTCAACGTGATAGAATGTAATCATGGTTTAGATAGATAAACATCTAAATCATCATCGATGATACTGAGATCATCGATGACTCTTTACAATCGGAGAAAGTCATGATCGAACTTCTGAACATCGAAGGCAAGGTTTCGCATGCGGAGTTGGTCTCGAAGGTCAATGAGATCATCGAAGCGCTCAACGGTCTCAGCGCACCACGAGATCGTGGTCCGAAGAGCGAGCGCACCATGACGGACGAAGACGCGCGTCGTGTGATCTTCGGCGACTTGAAGGACGTTTCCTACAAGGCTGCCGCGGACGAGCTCGGACTTTCCTACGGGCAGGTGTACTCGGCTCGGAAAGGTTACACGTTCAAGCCGATCCACAAGGAAGCGAAGAAGCAAGACTGAAAGTCGACGGAGCCGCCGAAAGGCGG